TATCTTGATAGCTTCCCTGCTGGTACAAATGAGATTTTCAGAGAGCGTAGAGAGCATGATTGCAGTTGTTGTAGACAGTTTATTAAAAATATTGGTTCTGCTGTCACTATCAAGGATAATCAGATTCACACAATTTGGGAACTGAATCTTGGTGATACAACATATCAGCCAGTATGTGATGCACTTGATGCTTTTGTAAAAGCTCATACAGTTACAGATATTTATACAACTGAGTTCTCTAGGATTGGTACAGATTTTAACTTTGAAGAAATCAATGGAAAGTCTCATCAGTGGGATCATTTCTTCTTAGAGCTTCCAAGTAAGTTCGTAAATAGAAGTAGTCGTTCAAATGAGGAAGTTAAAGGACAGTTCAGAGATACAAGAAATGTATTTAAGCGTTCTCTTGATGAGATTACTATGGAAGCACTTGATACAATTCTTGAACTTATCAATTCAAATACACTTTACAAGGGTGAAGAGTGGAAAGGCGTACTCACAGAGTTCAAGAAGTATAAGAAGGAATATGATAAGCTGACATCTGATACTGAAAAGGATTTATATACTTGGGAGAAGTCGGTAACAGCAGGTATGGCTATTGGTAGAATCAGAAATCATTCTATTGGTACACTTCTTATCAATGTAAGTGAGGATATGGACTTAGATACTGCCGTTAAGAAGTATGAACAGATTGTCGCACCTGCAAATTATAAGCGCCCAAAGGCTATTTTTACAAAGAAGATGCTTGAGGATGCAAAGAAAACAATCACAGAACTTGGATATATGGATTCACTACAGAGAAGATTTGCTAATCTGAATGATATTACTGTAAATAATGTACTGTTCTCAAATAAGAGTGCTGCAAGAAGAATGGTTGGTATAGATGATATTTTTGGTCAGATGGAAAAGGATATTGCTGTAAGTCCTAAGAAGTTTTCTAAGGTTGAAGAGATTTCAGCACAGGATTTCATTGATAAGGTGCTTCCAACTACAAAGGAGATTGAAGTTTTTGTAGAGAATAAACATGAGAAGAACTTTGTTTCTATGATTGCACCTGTTAATCCAGATGCTAAGACAATGTTCAAATGGAACAATGGATTATCTTGGGCTTATTCAGGAAACATTACTGATTCTGATATGAAGCAGAATGTAAAAGCTGCTGGCGGTAATGTCGATGGTGTACTCAGATTTTCAATTATGTGGAATGAGGGACAAAATGACAACAGTGACCTTGATGCACATTGCAAAGAACCTGATGGAAACGAGATTTTTTTCGGTAATTGTAGAAAACCTAGCATGTCAAGATGTGGCGGTCAGTTAGATATTGATATTACACATCCTATGGAACAGATGGTAGGAAAACCTTCTGTGGAAAATATTACATGGGCAGATATGTCACGTATGAAGCCAGGTGTTTATAAGTTTTTTGTTAATCAGTATGAAGCGAGAGGAAGTAAAGGATTTAAGGCAGAAATTGAATTCAATGGTGAGATTTTTGCGTTTGAATATAATAGTCCTGTCTCTGGTAATGTTCAGGTGGCAGAAGTTATACTTGACGAGAATGGCAACTTCTCAATTAAGGAAAAGTTATCTGGAAGTTCATCTATTTCAAGTCGTGAGATTTGGGGTGTAAATACAAATCAGTTTGTTCCTGTATCAGTAATTAGTTATAGCCCAAATTATTTTGATGAACAGAATGGGATTGGTCATAGACATTTATTCTTCTTCTTGAAGGGCTGTATCAATCCAGAGAATCCAAACGGATTTTACAATGAATACTTAGATAATAATTTAGCACAGCATAAAAGATTCTTTGAAGCACTTGGTGCGAAATGCCATGTAGAAGATACCGAGGATCAGCTTTCTGGTCTTGGTTTCTCAATGACAAAAAGAGCAGAATTGATTGTCAAAGTAAAAGGTGCAACAGAACGTATTATGAAGATTAAATTTTAAAAAAAGGAGAATGAAAATCATGAGTGATTTATTTGAAAAAGCGACACGTAACAATTATCAGTTCCCGTACAAAGGTATGATCAATGTGATTGATCTATGGACTCTTCCGGTAACAGGATTAGATTCTGTATTTAAGACATTAAATAAGGAAGCGAAAAAATCAGAAGAAGAGAGTCTTCTTCATACCAGAACAAAAGAGGATGAGGAAATTTCAGAGAAAATCAAGATTGTGAAATACATTGTCGGTGTGAAACTAGCTGAAGCGCGGGGAAGAGAAGAAGCTAAGAAGAATAAAGAAATGAAACAGAGACTTCTTGAGATTAAAGCAAAACGCCAGGACGCTGCGTTAGAAAATATGTCAGATGAAGACCTAGATAAAATGATTGCAGGACTCGGAGAATAATATAACAGGGTTGGTTGGTAATTTTAGGCTGACCAACCCTTATTTTGAAAGGTAAAAATGATAGTAAAAAGAGAAAAATACTATAAAAAATGGGTCAGAAAAAATGAATACGACAGGTTCTGGGTGAAAAAAGGAAGGCAATATAGGAAACGGACTTCATTTTGGCTATTTGGAATCATTCCGATTTATATTAGTAATGAAGTGATAAGCGGTGATTATCAAGTGTAGAACGGCAGTTTCAAAGGAGAAATAAATCATGACAAAAGAAGAGATGAAAGAGTATCTGGTATCAACAGGATTATATGAAAATACAAGATGTGATTTGTATTATCCAGAACGGATGATGGATACGGATAAGACAATTCCTATTAGTGATCTTGTAGAGAGATTCATTAATGCTGACAAGGAATTCAACGGAGAGCCATGGAATCTCAGACAGATTCTTTCCAACATTGATATAATTATTCCTGTGGAAGATAGAAAGTAGGTGTAGATATGGCAGAAAGCACTAGATTGTGTCCGGTGTGTCACGAAATTATGCAACCGGTTGTATACAGAACAGGAGACAACTATGCTGAATTTGAGCGTAAAATTTATAAGAAAACAGGAAATGGTTTCGTAGCGATCTCTGGTAAGTTATGTATGTGTGATAAATGTGGATGTTTGGCGGTGACGAAATGGTAGTAGCATTAACAGGACATAGACCTGAAAGACTTGGTTTTTCAGAATTAGATTTTGAAACACCTTTTGAATGGAGAAGAATTATTGACTGGTTAAAAGATCAATTATTAATTCTTGATGCGACTGATACATATTGCGGGATGGCAAGCGGTTGTGATATCGCATTTGGAATAGCAACAATGGAGATTAATAATGAAACATGGGTTAAAAAATATTATGACAGAAACAAAATCAGTCTCCATTGCGTATTACCATGTAAAAATTATAATAATCATATTAAATGGCATGAAATTCTAAAATATGGGGCAGACGAATGGATTGAACTTGCTGATGAATTTTATAAAGGTTGTGATAATGTGAGGGATCAGTATATGGTAAACCATTGTGATGTGTTGATTGCAATCTGGGATGGAAACAAATCTGGTGGTGTATGGTCTACTATCAGAAAAGCACAGAAAGCAGATAAGACGATCATCTATTGTCCGAAAGAAATTTTGGAGACGAAAAGGTTAATTTTGTTCGAAAAGGAGAGAACAGTATGAGTTATAGCAGTTTGTTTGGGATTAAAGAAAATTATACAGGAGAAATTATTTGTGATTTTAAAAATTCATGGCTTTTCTCGCCTGTAGTTATGGGGATTCTTCCAGATAAATATATTCCTGAGTTTATTACAACACCATTCGGATTTAAAAAGAGCATTATATCGGACATGACAGGAGAAGTGTATAAGCGAACGAATCACGAGGTAAATATCTGTAAGAATACGGCAGATA